TCATGGATTAGACAAATGTGTAAGTATGGTGATTTCTTCTTAAAACTAGAAATTGCAGACAAATTAGGAGTATATAACGTTATTCCATACACAGCTTTCCATATTGCACGTGAAGAAAACTATGACAGAGAAAACCCAGCTTCTATAAGATTCAGATTTAGTCCTGAAGGATATGCTGGAGGAAGTAGTGGTTACTTTAATATCCCTACTAACCAAGCTCAATCTAATGCTATTTATTTTGATAATTACGAAATGGCTCACTTTAGATTAGTAGCTGATGTTAATTATCTTCCATATGGTCGTTCATATATTGAACCCGCTCGTAAAATATTTAAACAATATATTTTGATGGAAGATGCAATGTTAATTCATCGTATTGTTAGAGCACCAGAAAAACGTATATTCTATATTAATATTGGTAATATACCGCCTCAAGAAGTAGATAATTTCATGCAGAAAACTATTACTAGCATGAAACGTATCCCTTATATGGACCAAAATACAGGTGATTATAATCTAAAATACAATATGCAAAACATGTTGGAAGATTTTTATATCCCTGTAAGAGGTAATGACCAAACTACAAAAATTGATACTACAAAAGGTTTAGAATATGATGGTATCAAAGACGTAGAATATTTAAGAGACAAATTATTTGCTGCTCTTAAAGTTCCTAAAGCTTTTATGGGTTATGAAAAAGATTTAAGTGGTAAGGCTACATTAGCTGCTCAAGATATTAGATTTGGTCGTACAATTGATAGAATTCAAAGAATTATTCTTTCTGAATTATACAAAATAGCCTTAGTACATCTATATGCTCAAGGCTATAAGGATGAGAATTTAACAAATTTTGAATTATCATTAACTACCCCATCTATAATTTACGACCAGGAAAAGATTGCATTATTGAAGGAAAAAGTAGACCTTTCAAAGAATATTATTGATAGTAAATTATTACCTACAGATTGGATTTATGATAATATCTTCCACTTAAGCGAAGACCAATATGATGAGTACAGAGACTTGATTAAAGAAGATACTAAACGTGCCTTTAGACTAAAACAAATCGAAAACGAAGGTAATGACCCTCTAGAATCAGGTAAATCATATGGTACTCCTCACGATTTAGCTTCATTATATGGTAGAGGTAGATATCAAGATAATGCTATTCCTACAGAATATGATGAAGAAAAAGCGCTATTAGGTCGTCCTAAAGAAAAAGCTACAAATATTAATACACAAAATAATGTTTTTGGTAAAGATAGATTAGGTAGAACATCAATGAAAATAGATGACCAACCAGATTTTAATTCTAAATTTAAAGGTAATTCTCCTTTATCTTTAGAGAATAAAATAAAACATAAAACTTTAGTGGAAGGATTAAACAAAACAATGGTCTTTAATAAAGAAAAGAAAGATCTATTAGATGAATCTCAAATTAAAGAATAAAAAAGATTATATATTTATAATCAAAATCCCTGCGCAGGATGAATATAAAGCATAACAAATTAAGAAATACAGGTATTCTCTTTGAGCTTTTAGTGAGACAAATCACAGCGGATACATTGTCTGGTTCTGAGTCTAAAGCAGTTAATATATTAAAGAAATATTTTACTAAGACCGAATTAGGAAGAGAATATAAATTATACGAGTTATTAAACAAAAATAACAAGTTAACCGAAAGTAAAGCTAATGTAATTATTAATACAATAGTTGAAACTTCTAAACAATTAAATAAATCTGCTTTAAGAAGACAAAAATATAATCTTATTAAAGAAATAGGAAATAATTACAATTTAGAAGATTTCTTTAAAACTAAAATTCCTAATTATAAAGTTTATGCTTCTTTATATACTCTATTAGAAATATATAGTGAAGAAAAAGCAATAAATCCTGAACAGGTTATTTCAAATAAAATTAATATATTAGAACATTTAACTTCATCTAAAATAAGTGAAAAAGAAGTTAAAGATAATGTATTTGAAGAATTAAAACATCAAGATAAAGATGTAAGAATACTTACGTATAAAATTCTATTAGAAAAATTTAATAGTAAGTATACTAATTTAAATATAAATCAAAAATTAGTATTAAAAGAATACATTAATAGTGTAGATAATACACCTAAATTAAAAGAATTTTACAATACTAAAATTAACGATATTAAGAGAAACATTATTGTTTTAGCTGAAAAAGTAACTGATAAAGCTACTCAAATTAAGTTAAAAGAAATCCCTAATCTACTTGTAGAATTAAACAAAAACCAACAAGTAAATAGTGAGCATGTCCTTAATTTACTCCAGTACTACGAACTTGTAGAAGAATTAAATAACATACATGGAACGTCTAAGAAAGCTAATTAAACAGGCATTAAAAGAAATGTCTGTAACTGGCACCGGAGCTAGTTTTACTCCGGGTACTGGAGCTCAATATGCAACTCCATTTGCTTTTAATCCTAATAAGAAAGCTAAAGGAGCTAAGAATATTTATTATTATAAATTGGGATTTAAACCGGTTAATCAAAAGCAATTAAGAGCAAAATCTAAAACTTTTGATTATAAGGATTTATGGAAATAAACAACTAATAGAAAAATGAAAACACTTCAAGAACAATATAATTTGATTAAGGAAGGTAAAGGTAATAAAGAAATATTACTAAAAACCGCAAAACAATTATATCCAAATGTAATTCCTAATCATTTTACTTATAATCAAGCTGTCCCTCTTCTAAAACAAAGAGGACTTCTTCATGAATCTATTGGTGGAGTAGTAACCAAAGGAACAGACCCTGATTGGTTTGCTATTTTTAAAGAAAACATTAACGAAGCCAAAGCCATAGAAAAAAAGCCTACAAAAGATGTAGTTGATATGGAAACTAGAGGCTACGATTATAAAAATAAAGAAAATATAGATAACATTTATGGTCAAGCTTTCTTAGTCGGATATTATGCTGAAATGAAAGACCCGGCAAATGCAGATAAGACTGTAGATGATTTAAAAGCTATTGTAGCTAAAAATTTATACAAAGACCCTCTTTATTATGTAAAGAATGGTCAATTTGGTACTAAAGGAACAGGATACACAGATGAAGCTCCTGGTTTAACTGCTTCTAAAACCGACCAAATGACCCCAGTGCCTGACCAAGTTAAACCTAAAGCTTCTAAAACTGATTTAGGTGATAGAGAAAAGAAAACCGGTGCTGCTAAAAAAGTAAAAGGTGAAATGACGGTTACTCCTAAATCATCAAAAGGAGTAAAAAAAATGCCTTTACCTGGTAAGGAAAAGAAAATTAAATTACAAGAAAATATTGAAGAAAACAATATTCGTTCTATAATTTCTCAACTTATCAAAGAAGAAATAAAAGAAGCATGGGAAGGAGCTGAATTCGATACAGGTAAATTTGATGATGGCCCTCAACCCCCTGATGATATGGATATGGATGTAACTTCTGAAGAAAAATTACAAGATTTATACAATGAAATAGGTAAAGAATCTATTGATATTGAAAAAGATGTATTAATAGCGGCTTTAGTAAAACAAGGAGTATCACCTGAAGAAGCTAAAATCAGAACTATAGACAGTTTATATGATAAATATTTCTTTGGAGGCACTGATGTGGATGAAGGTCTTGAAGAAGGTGAAGTAAATATTGTTACTCCAAGCGGAACATCAGCTGATGCAACTTCAACCCAAAAACAAACAGCTAAGACTCAGCCTCCAGGAACTACTATAAAATATAAGAAACCCGGAGAAGCATGAGTAAGCAAATTCTCATAGAAACCCAATTATTTAATCCTAAACCTGTTTCCTTAATAGAAGGTAAAATGGGAGGCGGAAATCCCATAGTTGAAGGTATATTAGCTACGGTTGAAATAAAAAATGGTAATGGTCGCTACTATTCTAAAGATTTATGGGAACGTGAAATAGACAAGTATATGTCTAGTGTTAAAGAAAATAGAGCACTAGGTGAGCTTGACCACCCAGATTCACAAATTGTAAATCTAAAAAATGTATCTCACAATATTAAAAAATTATGGTGGGATGGAGATAATATAATGGGAGCAATAGAAGTATTGCCTACTCCTTCTGGTAATATACTAAAATCATTAATTGAAAATAATATTAAGGTAGGAGTATCTTCTCGTGGTATGGGTTCACTAAAACAAGTAGGTGAACTAATGGAAGTTCAAGACGACTTTGAACTAGTTTGCTGGGACTTTGTTTCTACTCCATCTAACCCAGGTTCATGGATGAATCCAATGAAGTTAAATGAAAATTTAAATATTAAATCTAATCCGTATTCCAAAGTAAATTCAATAATTACCGATATACTATGCGCTAACGGTACCTGTCCGATATTCTAAAAAGTAATTAATATAACAAGAAGGTTTGCGAAAGCAAACCTTTTTTGTTTTGTTGCGATTTTGAAAAAGTTGCGAATATGTATGAGCAAATATATCGCGATTTCCATATTTATGCGATATCACTATTAATCAATACTATTACGCTTCTATATTAAGCGTATTTCCCCCAAAAAATTTGAGGACAAAACAATGAAAACAAATAGAAATTTGTTGAAAGAAGCCATTGCCGATGCCAAAGCTGTTAAAGAAACAGCCATCGCTAATGCAAAGGCAGCTCTCGAAGAAGCTTTTACCCCTCATCTAAAAGAACTATTTGCTTCTAAATTAGAAGAAATGGACTTAGATGAAGCTGAAGAAGTAGACGAGATGATGTACGATGAAATGGAAGAAGCTAAAAAAGAAGAAAAATCTGAAAAATCTAAAATGGAAGAAGAGATGGATCTTGAAGAGCTTCTTGCTGAATTAAATGAGGCCGAAGAAGAAGAAGGTGAAGCCGAAGAGAAAGAAGAAGAAGGCGAAGCCGAAGAAGAAGCTGAAGGCGAAGAAGAAGTCGAAGTTTCTGAAATGTCTGAGGAAGATTTAAAAACATTCATCGAAGACGTTATCAAGGATATGGTATCAGCTGGCGAATTAGAAGCTGGTGAGAAAGAAGCTGAAATGGGAGCTGAAGCCGGAGCCGAAGAAACCGGAATGATGGATGAAGAATTAGATGAAGAAGTAAATCTTGAAGAATTACTTGCTGAAGTTGAAAAGGAAAAAGTAGATGAAATTGAACTTGGTATTACTGATGCTGAGTTTGCCTTTAGTCTATTAGCCCCAATGATTGCTATTAGTGGAGCCGCTGCTGCTACTTTTAAAGAAGAAATCAAAGCGGCCGCCAAACAAGGAAAAGAAGCTCTTATGAATAAGGTTAAAGAAATTGCAAGCAAGTTAAAATCTAAACCTACTACTGAAGCTGAACTTGAAGAAGCAACTTCAACCATTGAAGAACTAAAGCAAGAATTACACGAGGTAAATCTTCTAAATGCTAAACTTCTCTATACTAACAAAATCTTCAAAGCTAAGAACTTAACCGACCCACAGAAAGTTAAGGTATTAGAAAGTTTTGACAAAGCTACAACTGTAAACGAAGTAAAACTCGTATTTGAAACTCTAACAGAAAGCCTAAACAGCAACAAAACAACTGTTAACGAGTCAAAAGTAAGAGGATTTGCTTCTAAAACTACAGCCCCTGTAGTAAATACTAAACAACCAATAATCGAGTCTAATGATGCTTTCGCTAGAATGCAGAGATTAGCTGGATTAAAATAATTAACCTTTAAAAATAAATAAAAACAAATGAGCACAGTTCAATCATTATTAGAAAGTGCTAGCCCTTGGAAATCATTACAGAATGATGCTGCCAGATTAGCTAGCAAGTGGGCTAAGACAGGCCTACTAGAGGGTCTCGAGAATGAGACTAACAAAAATAATATGTCTATGATTCTTGAAAACCAAGCTAAGCAGTTAGTTGTAGAAGCTAGTACCACTGGTGGTACAGCTACCTTTACTGCTGGAACCGGTGAAAACTGGGCTGGAATCGCTTTACCTTTAGTTCGTAAGGTATTTGGTCAAATCGCTGCTAAGGAATTCGTTAGCGTTCAACCAATGAACTTACCTTCAGGTCTAGTATTCTTCCTAGATTTCCAATATGGTACTAGTAAGAATCCATTCTCTTCAGGTGGTTCTATGTACGGTAATAGAAGTACTACTGGTCAATTCCCATTCTCAACTCCTGCCCCTGCTGGTGGTCTATATGGAGCTGGTAGATTTGCCTATTCAACTAACCAATTCTCATCTTCAGCCATTACTTTAACAGCCGGTGCTAGCTTAGCTGCTTTAGCTATTTCTACAGCTTCATGGGCTAACGTAAACTATGATTCTGATCTTTCAGCCTCAGCTGCTAGAGGTGAAATCAAAGCTCTTACAGTAAATACATCTAGCTTAACTAACTTTGATCCTGAGGCTGTACGTGCTTTCTATATTACTAGTGGTTCATATTTAACACCATCTGTAAACCTACCTGCATTTACATCTTTAGGATTAGCCAGCGGTACCTTAACCTTCTTCGTTACTGGTTCAACTGCTAATGTTACTACTGGTACAACTTACCAGGTTCAGTATAACAAAGCTACTACTGACAATAATAGAGGTGATTTTGAAGATGGTTCTACATTCTCTGAGCCTAACGCCCAAAGTGCTACAGCTATTGAGATCCCACAGATCAATATTCAGATGCAGTCACAGCCTATTGTTGCTAAAACAAAGAAGTTAAAGGCTACCTGGACACCTGAATTCGCTCAAGACTTGAACGCTTACCAAGCTCTTGATGCTGAAGCTGAATTAACATCAATCATGAGCGAGTACATTTCTCTCGAAATCGACCTCGAAATTCTTGACATGTTAATTGAAGATGCGGCTGCTGGTACCGAATACTGGAGTGCTATCAACAACGTAACTTTAGATGCTAATACACTTCCTTCACAGACCTTAGGTTTCTATAACACTCAGGGTCAGTGGTTCCAAACTCTTGGTACTAAGATCCAAAAGCTTAGCAACAAGATTCACCAGTTAACCTTAAGAGGTGGCGCTAACTTCTTAGTATGCTCACCAACCGTTGCTACAATTATCGAGTCAATCCCTGGATATGCCTCAAATAGCGATGGTGATGCTGCCAAGATGACTTACGCCTTTGGTGTACAGAAAGCTGGTCAGATGAACAGCCGCTTAACAGTTTACAAGAACCCATACATGACTGAAAACACTATCTTAGTTGGTTTCAGAGGTACACAGTTCTTAGAGGCTGGTGCTGTTTTCGCTCCTTACATCCCTCTAATCATGACACCTCTTGTCTATGATCCTGCCACATTCACACCTAACAAGGGTCTATTAACCCGCTTCGCTAAGAAGATGTTAAGACCTGAGTTTTATGCTAAAATTTATGTTAATGGTTTAAATACCCTTTAATATAAAATAAATTACAATCTAAAATTGAGAGCCGCATTTTGCGGCTCTCTTTTATATTTATAAACGACCCGAAAATTCATGTCTATGAAGCAATGTAAAAAATGTAATATAAAAAAATCTTTAAATGAATTTTGCAATAAAAAAAGTGAAACGGATGGAAAACATCGTTATTGCAAAATATGTACAAAAAAAGAAAACGATCAGTGGTACAATAACAATAAAAATACCCGTTCAGGTTATTATAAAAACTATCGTGAACAAAATAAAGAATATTTTAACAAATATTGTAATAACCATTATCATACTAAAAAAGAACTTTACAGAGAATGGAATAAAAACAAATACCACTCAGATTATACTTTTCGAATAAAACATATAACCTCAGCTAGAATATCTGATGCTTTAAAGACATATAACACATTAAAAAATAATAGAACTATAGAATATTTAGGATGTAATATGGAAGAATATATTTCTTATCTTGAAAAACAATTTACTCCAGAAATGACTTGGGATAATTATGGAATTTTTTGGGAAATAGATCATATTATTCCTATAGATTCGTTTGATTTAAATATTGAAGAAAACTTATATAAATGTTTTCATTTTACTAATACTCAACCTTTAGAAAAAAATAAAAATAGAGAAAAAAGTAATAAGATAATCTAATTTTTATTACCCTTTGCTACCTTAAGAGCTTATATTATATTTATAATAAATAAAAGTAATAAGTTATGAAAGAAACACCTTCACAGTTAAACATACCTAGTTTTGTAGTTAATTTTCCTTTCACTTTGGATACTAAAAATCCAAACAATGTCTGGATGCAAGAATTAAAACCCGAAGAACTACAAGTAAATAGACCTAGAGCATATAGACAGTTTATGGATCTATATAACTTTATGGCAGGTGCTAGTTTAACTTATATTTTACCTAGCTATGGTAATTTTCAAGATCAAGTTTATGTTGCTAATTTAGGTATTTATTTACCTCATATTAAAAACGAAAATCATATTGTATTATCTAATTATACGTCCGAACCTCGTAGAGGTGAAGAAGCTGTAGGTGATAGTTTCTTTAAATTAATGAACTATACTACGCATCTTTGTCCTCATAAATGGGAGGGTGAAGCTGATTTAAAGTATTTGTATAATAACGTTTATATTGGCGGATATGGTATTCGTTCTGAGCGTGAATCATATGAATGGATGAGAAAAATGTTTGGTATGGAAATTATCGAACTAGAAATGATTGATGATTATCTTTATCATTTAGATTGTTCTGTATTTCCTCTTACTAGTGAAAAAACAATGATTTGCACTTCAATGTATGCTCCTGAAGAAATAGCTAATCTTGAAAAATATACTGAAATTATTGATGTAAGTGAAGATGATGCTCTTGGTGGAATCACGAATTCTGTTCGTATAGGTAATTCTATTATGTGTGCTTCTAATATTACTGAATTGAAGAAAAATGATGAATTATATCAATTAGAAGCTAACAAAATTGCTACTTTAGAGAAAATTTGTTCTTCTGAAGGTATGGAACCTATTATATTCAACATCTCAGAATTTATGAAATCTGGTGCACTTTTAAGTTGCTGTGTTATGCACTTAAATTATGTTGACCAAACCAAATCATTAATCTAAGTTATGGCTAAAACACTTAAAGAATGGTTGGCTACCGATGTGGCTAAAGCCGAAAAAATGGGAGTTGGCAAACTTTCTAATGAATATTTCTTTAGAGACCCAGCTCGCCCAACTTATATTGACCATGAATATTTTTTCTCACCGGCTGATGGTACTATTTTGTATCAAAAAGTAGTTGACCCTACTGAACCTATTGTTGAAATTAAAGGTATAAATTATACTTTACAAGATGTATTAGGAGACTCCACATATAACAAACGGTCTCTTGTTATTGGCATATTTATGTCTTTTTATGATGTTCACATCAATAGGGTTCCATATGGCGGTATATTACGTTATGAACGCAAGGACCCAATCGAATCTACTAATTTACCTATGTTAGCTTTAGAAAAAGATATTCTAAATAAGGTTATAAATCCTAATAACATGGAATATCTTAAGAATAATGAGCGTATGGTAAATACTATATATTCACCTACATTAGATTACACTTATAATGTAGTACAAATTGCAGATGAGGATGTAGATGTTATCTCACATTTTACTCAAGAACAAAATGAATCATATGCTCAAAATGACCGTTTTAGTTTGATTCGTTGGGGTTCTCAATGTGATTTAGTATTACCTTTAGATGATAGATACGAATTTGAATTGTGTTTAGAAGACCATTTACACATAGAAGCAGGTTTAGATAAATTAGTTCATATTAAGTTTAAGAACTAATAATATTTATTACAAAAATAACATGAGTTCTAATCACCATGACGACCCAGTTTTTCAAGAAAAGAAAAAACCTAAAGGCGAAATTAAGTTTGCGGTTTCACTAAATGAAGAACAAAAAGAAGCTAAGCGAACTATTTTAGGTAATGTTATTACTATTCTAAAAGGTAAAGCAGGTAGTGGTAAGAGCTTATTAGCAGCACAAGTTGCTTTAGATCTATTATTTAAAAAAGACATAGAAAAAGTAATTATTACAAGACCTACAGTAGTAGCAGGAAACGATATAGGATTTTTACCTGGTGATATAAATGAAAAATTAGCACCATTCACAGCTCCTGTATATGAAAACATGTATCGTTTATACAATAAAGAAAAAATTGAAAAATTAGTAACTGATGGTCAAATTGAAATTCTTCCTATTGCTTTTATGAGAGGTAGAAATTTTTCAAATTGTTTAGTAATAGTTGATGAAGGACAAAACGTTACAGATACACAAATGGAACTAATTTTAACCCGTATTTGCAACGGTAGTAAAATGATAATTTGTGGTGATGGTGATCAAATTGATTTAAAAGATAAAAAATTATCAGGATTTGATTTTGTATGTAAACATTTTACAGATGTACCTGGTTTTGGTATAGTAGCATTAAAAACAAATCATCGCCACGAGATTGTAGAACATATATTGGGTGTGTATTCTAAATACAGATAACACCTAGCTTTCCCCTGAGCCGAAAAACGCTGTCTTAATGATGGCGTTTTTTGTTTTTTTAAATATTTATAAATAAAATCATGGCAGCAGGCAGATATTCATTTGTAATTGAACAGGGAACCACTGTAAACTTTGAAATACAATACAAAGATGCAAATGGTAATCCTATAGATTTAACTGATTATAGTGGACGACTACAAATTAGACCTAATTATGCTGATGATACAGCTACTGTGTATTTAACCTTATCAAGCTCGCGCAATGCAGACGGTACAGGATTAAATTTCAGTGGCTCAAATGGTTCTACTCCTCCAACATCAGGATCAATAGGAATTTATATTGCATCTTGCACTAGTTCAGCATTAGATTTTAACCAAGCATTATATGATTTAGAAATATATTCTGGAAGTGCACCTTGCCCCTATACAGTAAGAATATTAGAAGGACAAGTAAAATTATCTAAGGAAGTAACTAGATTATGAGTACATCGATCAATATTATTCCTAATAATAATTTAGTATCTGTACAAGATAGTAGTAATCAACTTACTATAACTAATAATAATTCCAATGTTACTGTTGATGTAACTCAACCTATTACTAATATTGTACAAGTATTAACTGGCCCTCAAGGCCAAAAAGGAGAAATAGGTCCTTCAGGCTCGGCTAGTGTTGTAAATACAGGTTCATTAGTAACAACTGCATCGTTTAATTCATTTACCAGTTCTTACACAACCGATAGTAGTTCCTTCAATAGCAGAATTGGAAGTTTAACAGCAGCAACCAGTTCTTATGTCTTAAACAGTCAAACATCATCAATGACTGTTTTAAGTGCATCCTTTGCAAGAACAGCTTCGTTTTTACCTCCAGGATTCTACAATATAAGTGTTGCTATTGCTAATTCCGCGGTACCTGGTGGAAGTGACACACAAATTCAATTTAATAATAGCAATACACTTGATGGAAGTGGGTATCTTACCTACGACTATACCAATGAAAATTTAAAACAAGGTTTTGAAAACTCTGCGGGAGCCAATACCTTTCATTTTTCGTCAGATGAAATTATCAATGGCCAGTTTAGTATTTCTGGTGACTTAACAGGTCAATTTTTAGTAGGAAATTTTTTGTACATAAGTGATAGAAATTATTCCAATCAATTTGGAGAAATTGTTTCTCGTATTGTAGATGTACAATACGGTCTTAACACAGACATAACACTTGAGGTAAATCTCAATACCAGTACCACTACTGGTTATATTTTAGCAAATCTCTCTCTGTGGCCAGGTGATTGGACAGGAGATCAGGAGACAATCCCCTTCTACTCTCATGCACAGGGCCAGTCCTCTTACGTACTTGGAAATTATTCACACGCTGAAGGAGAAAAGACCACAGCATTTGGCCTAAGTTCACACGCTGAAGGATATAATACAAGAGCAATAGGAAACTATTCACATGCTGAAGGTAATGGTACTCAAGCAGTTGGAGAGTATTCACACGCTGAAGGAGATTACACCCAAGCAAAAGGAGATTATTCACACGCTGAAGGGCAAGAAACAACAGCATCAGGCTCATATTCACATGTAGAGGGTTACCAAACAGTAGCTATTGGTGAGCGCTCACATGCAGAAGGTAGTTTTACCTTAGCATTAGGAAATTATTCTCATGCAGAAGGACATAATACAATAACAAGAGCTAGTTATCAACACGTACAGGGCCAATGGAATGTTGCATCATCAGTAGAATCAGCCTTTATTGTAGGTAATGGAACTGACGATGGTAACAGAAGTAATCTCATACACGCTGCAGGAAATGAAGTGCAGATATCAGGTTCTGTTGGAATTACAAATCTATTAACTTTAACCCCACAGCATCCGCTACCATCACAACCTCCTACAGGGTCCTTTGCGGTCTCATCGAGCGTACCTCCTAGACCTTTCTTTTGGAATGGAACAAGTTGGAACGCTCTTTACTGATATTTATAACAAAAACTAGCACATGGCAAACATTTCTATATGGCCTGGTAGCTCATCATTCTTCCCAGGAAATACTCCATTTGGCTTCTACGATTATGATTTACAATTCCAATCAGAAGCCGATAAAGTAGCTCTTTGGTGTTCAAGAAGATTAGGATATCCTATTGTTGATGTTGAATTACAAGACATAAACTTTTATGCTGCATTTGAAGAAGCAGTAACTACATATGCTAATGAATTATATGCTTTTAGAATAAGAGATAATTATTTAACATTAGAAGGAGCTCCTACTAGTTCAACATTAAATAATGCATTAATTACTCCTAATTTATCTAATATTATTCGTTTATCCGAACAATATGGAACTGAAGCTGGAGTAGGAGGTAATGTAACTTGGTATAGTGGTTCTATTGCTTTAACTTCAAGCGTACAAGACTATGATTTAAATGCATGGGCCGTAGCAAATGGAATTAGTGGTAGTGATTTAGAAATTAAACAAATATTTTGGCAAGGCCCTCCCGCTATTACCCGATTTTTTGACCCTTATGCTGGATCCGGAATGGGTATGGTAAACCTAATAAATACATTTGGGTGGGGTGGATATAGCCCAGCCATTAACTTCTTATTAA